TAATAACGTTAACCTTTTTGGTCAAAACGTAACGGCAGACGAAAACGGTCAAACAGTATTTGGTAAAACAAACACAATTTTCGCAAGATTATCTACTCTACTTTTAACAGCAACTAGAAAATACATACTACCAAACCAAAGCGGAACAATTGCTTTAGAATCCTACGTAGACGCAATACCAAACCCAACACTAAACGTTTTACCTAAAAAGGGAGCGAGTGGCTTTGTAGATAGTATAATTAGTAATAACGGCACAATCGTAATTATAGGAAATCCTCTTGAAGGTAATTTTCTATTTAATAGCGGAGATGCATCTTTTAGATACGATAGTATTATAAGATTGCAACTTAGCCAAAATCATGTTAGCTTTGGTGCTGGGTATGGAGCATTTGGTAACGGTGGTTTTAAATTGGGCGACGGTAATTCATTTTCTTACATAACTGCTTCTGGAACAGATTTACTACTTCAAGCTATTGAAGGTAGAGTAGGAATACGCACAACAACACCAACAGAGGCTTTAGAAGTAAACGGTAGTATTAAACTATCCAACTTATTAAAACTCGGTCAATTTACAACAGCAACTGAACCCGCTTATGTTAAAGGAACATCATTTTTCAATACAACATTAAATAAAATGCGAATTGGTGGCGCAACAGCATACGAAACAGTAACAAGTTCATAATTAACAAATAAAAATAAAATGGCAGTATTTACAGAAGAAAGAACACCAAATGAATTTTTGGTAAGATGGAATAACGAAGGTGTAATTCAAGGCGCACACGTTGGGTGGTTAGATACGGTATTGAAAGATGGCGTAGTACTTAGTCAAACAGAAACTAATGTAGAGAGCGTTGCGATTGGTTTAAGCGATGGTTTCCCTTTAACCGATATACTAACACAATTACAAGTAGATTGCGTCTTAGAGCGCGAAACTTTGCTTTTAGAAATCCAAACTTTAAAATCAGAAATCGCAGAATTAAAAAAATAAATGTTAATTTTTAATTTAGTATTGTTTTAATTACATACATTTGTAAAAACTTAAAACATTTATTATGAAAAAATTAATTACATTATCGTTATTTTCTTTTATTTCTTACGCTCAAAATGACCACTACGGAATGGAGCAGTATGTAAGTATTACAACAGACGTAAGAAACGCAACTTTAGGCAGTAACGCAACAAACAACAAGTCCGAGTTAGATGTAACATTTAGAGCGGGTGTAATTTCAAATGAAAATTTAACTATTGGAATACTTTACGAGAATTTCAATAGTTTAGATTTTAGAAAATATGCTTTTGAAATAGGTCAAAGAATAGGCAAAGGTAGGTTACAATTTACACCAACTATTGAAGCTGGCTGGATTGAAAGATTTAAGTTAAATCATTGGACAGTTGGAGCTAATTTACATACCGTTTATTATCTAAACAATAACTTCGGAATACTATTAACAACAAATTTAAGTTGGAGAACCGATTTAAATTACAATTATGGCGGTAACAATTGGAAGTTATCGAACGGTTTAGGAATGATATACACTTTTAACAAATAAGAATTAATGCTAGAATATTGGAGAGAATTTAGTGCGGTTGTAGGCGCTTTAGTTATTTTTTTTACGGGTCGTAAGACTTCAAAAATTAGCGATAAAACAGCTAATGCTAATGCGGTTGACGCAATGCAAAGTACTTACGATGTGTTTCTGAAACATTACAAAGAGCAATACGATAGTTTGCTAATTAGGCTTAACGGTTTAGAATTGCGTAACGCTATACTTATGGAATCTGCGCAAACTTGGGAAAAAAAATTTAAAGATTTAGATGTAAAATACAAGCAGTTACTTTCAATTTGCGAAAAACTAAAAAATAAATAATGATAAAATTTTTAACAAACATACTAAAGAGCGATACGCCAGAAAGTAGCAAGCGACTAGTAGGTGTTTTAGGCTCTATAAGTTTGATAATTTCTATGTTAATTTACCAAACTGATACTTTGGTAAACGCTGTCTTGGTTCTTTCTTTAGGTAGCTTAAGTATAACAGTAGTTGACAAAATTATAAACAAAAAACAAGAAGATGAAATTAGATAAAAAAGGATTAGATTTAATTGCAAGTTTTGAGGGTTTGAGGCTAAAGCCTTATTTATGCAGTGCTGGAGTGCCTACTATTGGTTTTGGAGCAACTTTTTACCCAGAGGGCAAAAGAGTAACTTTAAAAGATAAAGAAATTAATAAAGATTATGCTTTTGAATTATTAAATAATACGGTTAAGGTTTTTGAAGATATTGTAAACAAATATGTAAAAAGAGATTTAACGCAAAATCAATTTAATAGTTTGGTGTCTTTAGTTTATAATATTGGTGGAGGTAATTTTAAAGCATCTACTTTATTAAAATTAGTAATAAACAACCCAAACGATGCAAACATAGCTAAGCAGTTTTTACGATGGAATAAGGCCCGTGTAAACAACGTTTTGACAGAAATTAAAGGATTGACAAACCGACGTATAAAAGAATCAGCAAATTACTTCACAAAATGAAAAATTTAATAATCATTTTATCTCTGTTACTATTTTCTTGTGGATCTCGAAAGGCAGAAGTCAAAAAAGCAAACAAAGAAACTCTTACAGAAACAAAAGAAACTAAAAAAGATAGTGCGGTTTTGGTTATAAATAAAAACGTAATTCAGACAGAAGAAAACGATATTGTAATTTACGAACCAATCGACAACGAAAAAGAAATAGTTGTAGACGGTTTAACTTACAAAAACACGCGTTTAACAAAGAAAAAAGCAAAAGTTATATTAGTAGATACAAGTAAAATTAAAGAGGTTAAAATAGCTGTTTCTAACAAGCAAGAAATTAATAAAACTAAAGAGGTTTTGCAAGAAAAAAAAGTAGACAGAAAAGAAAGTTATTTTAAATATTTTTTACTTATATTTGTAATTATAATTTTAGCATTCTTAGTAAGAAAATATTATAGTAGATTTTTTAGCTTTTAATAGTTTATTTTTTTATATTTGTTTTTTCATAATTTTTTTTTGTTTTGGTTAACACTGAGAAACCCGTTATTAGTTTAGCGGGTTTTTTTGCGTTTGTTAAATAAATGTTAATTAAATAAATAAAGTATTGTTTAATTAAAAAACAATCTTATATTTGCTAAAGAAATAACAACGAAGTTATTTATTAAAACTAAAAATTATGAAAACTAAAGTAACCAACACAATCAACGGAGATGTTCAAGTATTTGAAAATTTACAATCAGCAAACCAACACATTCAATCAGAAATAGTTTGGTTTAACTCTCCAAATGAAAATGAAAATGGCAATGGATATGATGAAAGTGATTTTATAATAGAAGAAATAATATCTTAAAATAAAATTATGAGAGCAATTAAAAACATCTGCAACCTTTTAAAAGAAAAAGTACAAAATGATTATAACGACGAATTTAGAGATTTAGAGTTTAGAGAGTCTATTGTAAAATACGGTCAAGAACTTTGGATAGGCGAAAACCTAATTGAATTTAATTTTGTAGCTAGCAAAGAAAATTCAAAAATAGATAATTTTAGAGTAGATTTACATAGCTTATTTATAATTTCTATGCCTAATGAAAATTCAATTGACAGAACAAATATAAAAAACCTAATAAATAAAAAACTAGCGTAATGATAACAGACAAACAAATTTTAAAATTTATCAATAAAGATAGCTTTAGAAATATTAAAGACGTTTCGCCAAAATTAAAAGGAATAATAATAGAAATTTTAACCAATAAAACCAAGTAAAATGGAAAATGTAATTGAATACCAAGCACAAAGAATTTTAGCTTTAGAGCAAAGGATAAAGGAACTAGACAGCCAACTTTCAGACGCAAAAGAAATATTATCGGAAATACTAACAGACTTGAAAAATAATTAAAATGAGAACAATTAAAAAAACAATTCAGAACACACAAGTAGACGTTACTAACTTTACAGTAGAGAAAATTTACAAACTTTGCAAAGGCTTAAATATCTGGAAACATAACGCAGCACTTGAACGCAAAGAGGGCGAAAGTTGTTTCTTTACTAAATTCCGATCTGATAATGACTATTATATTAGAATGACAAAAGACGAAAAAAAAGAAGTTGTAACTTTTGAAGAATTTAATTTGTTGAAAAATGAAATATAACATACCAGAAATACTAGCTATTTACCAAGCCAACGGAAACAAAACTAAAACCGCAAGAAAATATTGCGAATTGAACGGTTTACTATTTAATGATAACTTAAGACGTTTGATTGCTTTATGCATAGCAAAAAATATCGATTCAGACTTTGAAATTGAAACCAAAACAGAGACAATCCAATACAAGCAAAATGAAGTTAGTTTGCCTAGTGCATGGAGTATAGACAAAAATAGATTCTATACTATTGAGGAATACTGCGATGTTTACGGACTTGAAAAATCTACTGTTAAAAGTTCTAAACTTGTAAGTCATAACGCGTCACACATGGTTTATAATATCGCATTTTTTACTGAAGAAGAAGAAGCCGTTATAAATATAAATGACAATTTAGAATCTGTAATAGGTAAATTTATAAAGCCTATATTTTTAGATATAAATCCAAATAAAATAAATAATTTAGATTATTTTGATAGGTTGGTTTATACTGATGTACATATAGCTATGGACGTAAACGGCAAAGATGGCGACAGTTTATACAGCGGTGTTTGGGACAAAGTAGAAGTACTGAGGCGTTTAAATTTAATGATTTCTCACGTTTTAGAATTTAAAAAATCAAACATTCTAGTAATAGATGACTTGGGGGATTTCCTAGACGGTTTAAACGGTCAAACAACGCGTAAAGGTCACGACTTGCCACAAAATATGAATGACAAAGAAGCGTTTGAATTAGCGTTAGAATTTAAACTTACCTTATTAGATACTTTGGCTTTGCAATACGACGAAATAATTTGCAATAACATTACTAACGACAACCACAGCGGATTGTTTAGCTATTTTGTAAGCAGTGCATTTGAAAAAATAATAACCGCAAGGTATTCTGGAAGGATAAAAGTAAATACTATTAAAAAATTCATAGATCATTATACTATGTTTAACCACACTTTTGTAATTTCGCACGGTAAAGATATTGGAGAGCAAAAATTTGGATTTAAGCCTAAATTAGACGCAATACAAGCCGAAAAAATAGACCAATTTTGCAAACAATATAAATTGTATAACGGCAATTTTATTGAGTTTAGTAAAGGCGATAGCCACCAAGCAATATACGACGACACAACTAGTAACGATTTTAGTTATTATAATTATCCAGCATTTTCTCCACCATCAAACTGGGTTAAGACAAACTTTAAAAATTCAAAATCTGGATTTAACTTTTACAATATTAACAAAACAAAAAATATAAAAATTGCAATACCTTACTGGTTTGCATAAAAACTAAAATTATGAAAATATCACAATTACCACAGGAGATTAAAGAATTAGCGTTAGAAAACATTAAGCAGCAAAAAAGAAATATTGCAGATGACAGTATTTGTAATTCTTTTTCTTGGGAATGCTCTAAACAGGGCGGAATTTTTTGGAATAATTGGGACGATAAAGAATACGAACCAGAATTAACTGTAAAAAACAAATACCAAGTTATTTGCAAAGGAATTAATATTGACGTATACGATGTTTTAAATGCTTTTAATGTGCAAAATCCTGCAATTCAACACGCAATAAAGAAACTTTTAAAAGGTGGCGAAAGAGGCGTAAAAAGCAAAGTACAGGATTATACGGAAGCAATCGAAAGCATAACTAGAGCCATAGAATTAGAAAATAATTAAAATAAATATTGTTTAATTAAATATAAATAGTTATCTTTGATAAACTAAAACACAAAAATTATGGAAAAAAGCATTTACAAAAAGTTGCTAACAATTCAAAAAAGCGTGAACGGATTAGCAAAAGACAAGTCTAGTAACAATTACAGATATGTTACTGGCGACAAACTTTTAGGATTCGTAAAGCCTTTAATGAATGAGTTAGGTTTAATACTTAAACAAGAGATTCTAAGCATTGACAACGAGCGGATGGACTATAAAACTGGAATAGGTACAAGTTACGAAAAGACTAAAAGCGAAATACTTTCTAAGGTAATGATGCGTTTTACTTGGATTGATTCAGAAAGTGGAGAAACCGACGTTAATTTATTTGGTGCAAACGGTCAAAATGATTGGGAGAAAGGTTTAGGCTCTGCATTGACGTATGCTGAAAGATATTTTTTATTAAAGTATTTTCATATAGCTACTGACGAAGATGACGTAGACAATGACAAGAGAAAGCCAGAAGAAGCAAAAATAGTAGTTCCAACTAAACCGCAGCAACCTGTTCAAGCAGTTAAACAAGCCGCTAAGCAAGAAAACTTAGATAAAGCAAAACTAGGTAATTTTACTATTGAAGAGGTAAAAGCTTTATATTCAGTAACCGCAGAACAAGAAAAAAATTACAAATTATGAAAGATGAAAAAATTAAAGAAATATTTTTAAAATATATTTCTAGCATAGAGGCTGAAAATTTTATGGTTTACACTTATCAGGAAGTTATAGAAATGTTAGAAAATTTAGAATCTGATTTATTAATTGAAGATATTTAATATGGGAGCAAATAGCGAATTAATGATTAGAATGAGCGAGGAGGAGTTTTACAGAATACCACCTGACATTAGACAAAGTTATCTTAGTAGTAAAATGGTAACGCCAGAGTTAAACGATTGGAGCGAGTTGATGCAGGACGAGCATTACAGCGTATTATATTACGCTACTAAAAAGGTTAAGCAAAATTTAGAGCAAAGAGCATTTGATTTAAGAGAGAAAAAAAGAGAGAATTTAAGAAACAATTTAAACAAGTAAAATTATGGAAATTTTAGGAAAGATTATCGTATTAGGAAATACAGAAATAGTTGGAAGTGCTGGAACATTTAAAAAGCGTACATTAGTTGTAGAAACCGAAGAGCAATACCCGCAAAAGGTAGCTATTGACTTCGTACAAGATAAATGCGAAATACTAGACAAATACACCGTAGGGCATAACGTAAAGGTCGGTATTAATATTAGAGGCAATGAATACAACGGTAAGTATTATGTTAGCTTACAAGGCTGGAAAATA